GAAGGATCATTTTTCCGTATTAATGCACCGGTAGTAGCAGCAACTGCACGTGCCTTCATTAAAATGCTTTCTTCGTAGCTATTCAAATGATGTAAACGCATAAGTACGGGGGTTACATGCGGTATTCCCCTTGCTTGGTCTGTGTAATTTGCTTCGTAAAGATGAATAATTTCATCAGCTCCGAAACTAACTAAATCCCCTGCAATAGGAACAAAATTCTGATTGATTTTTTGATTTTTGAAAAAATAATATCGTACCGGCTCATGTGTTTTCCCACTATACTCAATTCCCATAAAGATGTAATTACCGTTTGGCAAGCGGTCATTATTATACTTCATGGGGCAGTATTCTGCTTCTATTACCTGTAGTGCAAAGCCATATTTATATTCATTATTATACGCTTTTCGGATAAAAACCTCACCGTCACGGGCAACTGTGCCCAAAATTTGGCTGCAAAGTATGCGAAAAGGTATATTCTTTTTGATTGTGCAGTGTTGTTTTTTGCTCCAATCCGTAAAAGCATCTTGAATAATGGTGTTGGCGTATGTATCATATACTTTTTTACCATTTTTAAAGTCGTAACTTTTTACACGTAACTTGAACCCGTCAGGTCCGCAAATGTTTTTTTTGTAGGAATTGATGTATTTTATTACATACGGTTCGTTGTTTGCAGCATTGCGACTGCGAGCAAGCAAAGCTTCTTTCCCTTCTTTTATGTCTTTATTCAATTGAGAAATACCAAACAACAAATCTGTTGTGTATCTACTTGTTTCGGCAGCTTGGAAACCTCTTTCGGTATTACCCGAAAAAGCCCAAGAAAGTATTTTTTGCGCTATTTTTTGTCTAATACCCATATCAGAACCCAAATATAATTTTTGGAATTTGCTCGCCATTTTTCAATTTCAGCAAGTTTTGTTCTTGTTGTACCTGCATTTTAAAAATTGAAAGGGCTTGAATTAATTCAGTATATGGGGTGTTTTGCAAGGTGCGGTTTTTATATGTGATACTGCTTTGAGTCATTGTTGCCCTGTTTTCGAGCACTGCCTCAATAGCTTCTACCATTCTTTCGGCAAATGTGCGGTTATCATGTGTGGAAACTGTCCCAAACAATGGTGTAACTACAGCTTGTCCTTGCCTCAATACAATTACATCTGTTCCGGAATACACAACTTTTTGGTAAGAATATGTTCCCGTTGCAAAATTTGCGGTAAAAGATGACGGAACTAAAAATTTGTGGTCTGTACCGTCAGGTGTAGAAGTAATTACAATGCGGTTTGCCGAGTTGATCAGGATGTAAGACACGTAACACGAAGCCGAAGCGGGATATTCCGATATCGATTCGCTAAATTCTAATGTTGCACCGGCAAATATTTGTTCAGGGAGCATATATTTTTCCATAAATCCACATGGAAAATATTTAAAAATCAACTAAAAAACATTTTGCCCTTATAAAAGTTAAAATATTTCTTGTAAGTTATTATATAATAACAACTTGTTTTTTAACAAATATTTATTTGTGTGGGGAAATATTATTTTTTATTATATAAGTAATTCGGAAATTCCGAATAACTGAGTTATTAAGGATTACTTAACAACTGCAACTATCCGGAATTACCGGATAGTTCGTTTATAACCCTCTTTTAACATAAGAGGGTTTTTTATTTTCAACAACTTTTTGTGCCGGTGGTTGTTGCTGCTGTTCACCGTTTTGTTTTATTAGGGCAAGATTTCGCAATAACATATCATCATCAATCCCGAGCGAAAGGAAAGCTGCATAAGCATATACTTCCAAATCAAGGGCTTCGTTTCTTGCTCTTGTCTTTTTCCATATACGTTTTGGTATTCCCTTGTCGTAAACAGTAACGAGTTTTTCGGATGTCAACTGCTCAAAATATTCTTTTGGTAGCTGTTCACCTTTGCCTGTTGCTATATCAATTTTAAGTTGTTGCGGGAAGTGCATATAGCCCGCACCAATATCCAAAATTGCCAAACGACTGTAAATCATTTCTTTTGCCGTATCCGTACCGACTGTAAAGGATGTATATGTTTTGCCTTTGTACTCTGTTTTTTTGCCAACATTAATAACCGGTAACCCTTCCCCCGCTTTCCCATGTATGGCATAAATACGCCTTGCTTCTCGGCGGCTGCAAAACTCATATACTTTTTGTGTGTGATGTCCTAATACGTCCACACATACCGCAGAAATTAACAGTTGTACACCGTATTGATGTTTATACAGCTTTTGCAAATATAAGTCAAGCAAGCCCCAAACAGTGATGTCTGAAGGGTCGCCATGGAAGATTTGATAATCAATTAACCAGCTTTCACCGTACAAACCCCACCCTTTCACAATGCACTCCAAACGATTGTCTTGCACGTCCACACCTGCAGTAAGTACACCAACTCCTTCGGGCAATGTTGGTCCGTAATTTTCGCACCTTAACATAATTTCGTTTGTATCAATGTTTTTAAGTGTTTGGTCTTCCCATACCTCGCCCAAAACAAGGTTAACAAAACTCTTTAACTTTAAAATGTCGTCTTTACTTTTTACAAAATTTTCGGCTATTGATTGCCATGTAGAAAGTGGGCTGTACATTTCGTTAATCGAAAAGCCTGCGTGATGTTTCCGTTCCGGATATGTTGGTATCCATTCACCGTTTCGCACCATCCAAGCCTTTTTATTTTCGGTTATTTCATTCAAACATTTTGGGCATTCATACCGAACATTACTTACTACATTTTTCTCTTTGTCATGATCCCATTTCATATTGCGGAATTGGTAAGTAATAAGATCCTTACAAAACGGACAAGGCATATAAAAAAACCTTTGGTCGCTTTCTTCAAACTTTTTGTCAATCCTGCTTAAATGTTTTACGGTTGGGGTAGATACGTTTATTATTTTGCAATTATCACGGAAACCTGCAGTACGTTTTTCGAATACCTCGCCTAAATCACCTTCATTATTTACTTCCATTGGTATGCGGTCGGCTTCATCAACAAAAAGGAAACGGATTGATTGGCTTGCGGCATTGTTGGCTGTACCTAACCCCACCATTGTTATAAACATGCCGGGGAACTCTTTATCGTTCATACTGTTTGTACCGTCACGTTTCTTCGGGTCGCCTACAAGCTCGGAAAGTTCTTTACAATCCCTTATCATCGGATCAAGTTTCTTCTTTGAAAACTTTTTGACTGCCGTATCTGTGGGATAAGCCACTAACCATGGTCCGGGTTGGAACATTATTGACTTCCCAATCATGTTCAAAACTGCGGTTGTGAATGCAGTTTGTGCCGATTTTATTGCGGTTATCTGCCGAACATCGGGGTCATCAAAAGCATCTTCAAACCCTTTTAGGTATTCGAACCCGTCATGCGAAAATTTACCCGGTGCTGCACAATCTTCCGGTGATAAATACCGGTATTCTTCAGCCCATTCGGATGTGGATAATTCACGTTTGGGTGTGATAGCAAGTTTAAATTCTTTGTCAATCCGCTTGATATTATTCTTGCGTGTCTGCAAAATCAACGGGGATGTTTTTTGTGATGTTGGCATTTCTAATTTCCTGAAACATTTCAATCAATAGGTTTTTTACTTCGGTTTGTATGGCTCGGCGAACCTTGATGTCTTCAATATTCTTCCCAATTTTTTTTGGAAGTTTATTGTGTACATTCAAAATTACCTGTGCCAAGTTTTGAAGATACTTGATGACATCATCGGTATAAATAACTTTTTGTAAATCTCTTTCAAGCTCGAGTTCTTCTCTGCGGGCTTTGGCTGTCTTCAACCTGTAATCAGGATCATCTTCTTTTGTGGCATCTTGCATATCATTGTATTTGCGTTCCCACTCTTTCCGAACAATATCCTTTTGATGTTTTATAAATAGTTGAATATTCTTTTCTAATTCCCATTTACCGGTGGATATTTTCTCAAGCGAACCCTTCCTTTCAAGGGCAAGAATATACCTTGTTTCTACGTCAAGTATCTCGGCAAGTCGTTTTGTGCTTACTTCCATTCTACCGAACTCCTTGTAATTTTTTTTTGGTCAGGGGGCAAAAGCTGCGGTCATCTCGCACCCGATGGGGGTTTCCCCAGAAAGAACCTAAGGGGCATTGAAAATGAATATATGTTCTATTTATTTGCATATTTATACGCTTGCTCATAATATTTATCATACTTCCCTTTTATTTTTTCTCTTATAAGTTTTTGATTCTTTTCCATAGCAAGTAATAAAGAGATACCAGGACCAAATAGTTTTGTTATCTTCTTCTTTTCCCCTTTCAATCGTTTGAACACACCAAAAGAATCTTTACCAAGCTTAACAAGAAAGGCACTATGTATTGTAGTTCTATTACCTTTTATTACTTCAACTGATACGTCTCTTCTTCTTTCAATCTGTATCCCCTTCTGACTAATATACCTGGTAGGTCTTACGTTAAACTGTTTTAATGATATTCCTTTTCCTGTTCCGATTAGCTTAGCTGAAGGATCGTTATAGTTCCCATACTTAATCTTTATATTCTTATTGATTGCACCTGCTTTAAGTGAATACTTCTGTTTTACTTCTTCTTTGAACTCTGTTGCTCCTACTGCTGCTGCACGTCTATTGGCTATTACCGCAGCTCTTCCTACTCTTTTCTTTTGTTCTTTAAGAGTACTATTTATATATTGCCTGACATTAGTTGTTGCTTTTAATTTCATTGTGACCTCACATTATTATTAATAACAGGGGGTGTATTATCGTCACACCCCTGCAATTTTTTCTTTTTACATCTTCCTTACTTATCTTCTGTATTTCATTAAACCACCTCCCACATAATAAGCTTATAGTTATACATTATTATTATTTTATTTTGTTTTTTTGTCTTTGTATCAAACAAACTTAAATTGCTTTGTATCTGCATAAATGTGCAGTTCTTCATTTTGGCTGCCTGTTTAATAGTCAGGTATCCTGTTATCAATCCTTTTTTTCTGTAATAACTTTGCAGGGATCGTACACTACCGGATAGTTTAGGTTTGCGTAACTTGGTAACATGGCGAAAACATTTTGTACAATACCATGTTCTGCAATGCGGTTCTTTCACCATTGTACCGCCACATTCACATTTAATCATTTCACCGCTCCGATTATTTCATCTAATAACACGTCCATTGTATTGCTATCGTCCAATTCCTTTGTTTTGGAAGGGTCGTATTCAGGACAATACAAAATCATATCTTGCACTTTATTTAGGTGTTTCCGTTTCTTTGGGTCTCGAACATACATCTTTTCGTCTTCTATCAATAAATCCAACATGTTTAATACTACATTTTTGTTGCTTATTATGTAAGACATTTTACTGTTTATGTCGCTTATGGCTTTTTTTAAGATCGGGATTTCTTTTCCACCTTCACCATATACGTAAAAATCAATTAACCCTAAGGTATTTTCCAATAGCGGTTTATACGGGAACTCTTCTTCTTTCCCTTCTGATTTGAAATAAGAGAATAACACACCGTATAATGTTGCTATTTTTATTAATGTTCTTCTACGAAAGTTCATTTAATACTCCTACAATAACCAATAAAATATTCAGTTGTTTTTGTGACTATATGTTTAGTCCACTCTTTTTCATTTTCTTTGCGATAGTGAAGTTTAATATTTTTGGGTTGCTTTATGCCTATTTGCCGAAAAAACGATTCAACTTCTTCATTCGGCTCTTTTATTATTTCAGTTTCTTCACTTTCTTCTTCAAAAATCTTTTGCATTACCCATTCTATCATATATTTTCGCCTCCAAATTCTTCCCCCTGTTCAATTATATATTTAATAGTTCCGTCTGATCTGCGGATATAATCCAACACCATGTTGGTGTTACCTACGTGTCTTACTCCTACATTAATGACCCAATAATCCCCCATAACAGAATACCAAGCATATCCCACCGGCTCGTTACCGTAATAAAATCTAATCTTTATCCCTTCTTTTATCTTCTTTTTAGATTTCAAAAATGTTGTTACTTCTGTTTTTGTCATCTTATCCTTATCCCCGTTTTTTATTTATTAATTGTAATAATAATTCTACGTCTTTTACGTCTGTTACTTCTGCAGCTATACCGCCGGCAAGGGCAATATTGCCTATATTGTATTTTTGTAGTTCTGTCAACTTACTGCCTGCTTTAATTTCAAGTGCTATAAATTTACCTTTGTAACACGCAAGCAAATCAGGAATACCGGAACGATTAGCGGATATAACCTTTACCACGTATGCACCTTTATCCTGCAAGTACTTTATTACTTTTTTTTGGAGCTGTTGTTCTGTCATAATCTCGAGTAAAATAATAAGTTGTATAATCTTTTTTCTTAAGTACTACCTGATATATTTTTTCTTCAATTCCGCCTTCCGAAAATAGCCAATGTACTATACAGGGCTTTGTACGGTTTTTATCTTGCATTCTGCTGCGTGCCTGCCAATATTGTACGCTGCTATAATGGATATTGTAAAAGATAATGTAATCGGCTGTTCGCAAGTTTACACCCATTGAACCCGATTGAATTTGGCTTATAAATACTAAATTTTCTGATTCGTTAAATTTTTCAGGGCTGTCTGTATGGTTAGTGAACATTTCTCTAAGAATATCACCTTCGGCTTTGAAGATATAATATATAGCTATCTTCTTTCCTGCATAATGTTTTTTGATATATTCGGCTTTGTTTGCTATTAGCTTTTTAGTCCCGTGCTGTTCGGTAATTACTGTGCCCGAACATAATTGATGTACTTTGTTTAACTTCTTTGCTCCCGTATCACCTAATATTACGGATTCATCCTTAAAGGTGTACATGCTGTCTTTCAAAAACATTTCTATAAGTTTTTTGATTCGTATATCTTGCGGTATTCGGATTATTTCTTCGGTTACTTCCTGTTCAAATCCTGCTTCTTTTTGGGATACCGTTATGAATAGTTCTTCAAGTACGGGAGTTATTTTTTCGGTAATTACTTTGCTGTAATCAGCTATTTTTACACCGTGTATTATTCTGTCCTTTTTTATTACATAATCTTTTGCCCATTTATAGAAATTTAAGTATTGATTAAAAGGGCTTTTTTCACCTGCTACCCAAAATTGGTGATATAATTGTGCATAACTTTCAGGATTGGGAGTTCCGGATAATAAGATCACAATTGAACCTTTGGCAATTTCACGTAATAGTTTTGTACGTTGACTTGGCTTCGGGAAAGCTCCCAAACTGTGGGCTTCGTCTATTATCACAATGTCATATTTACCGGTTACTTTGTGTAAACTTTCAAAATTAGTGATAGTAAGGTCGAAATATCTCGGCAGCATATTATAATCTTTTTGTATCGATTCAATTGCCATTAGTTTAGTAACAAACAAAACACTTTTGGCTTTTGCCAAATAACATACAGCAAAGGATGTAAAAGTTTTTCCGGTTCTTACTTCCATAGCAAGGTAAGGTGTTTTTCCTTGTTTAATTAATTCGTATGCCTGCATTGCTGCCTGTTTTTGGTATGGTCTTAATTGCATAGTGAACCCGTATAATATTTAAACACTGTTTTTAAAAATTTAGCACCGCCATAAACAGCGTTTACTATCATTAATTCATTATGCCATACAGGTATAAGTAAAAAATGTGCATAATCTGTTGGTAAAGGGAACAAACCTTTTTTAGGATTCTCACAAGTAAAAACCATATATTTTAGAACTTTGTTATCATGCTTAATATATTTTGTGCCTGAATAAACTGCATAGGGTTCGAATACTACAGCATCATGGAAAGTACCGTACTTTCCGGTTCTTGGTGAAGGGATTCCTATTTGTGATATTTTATCGCCAATATTTAAGCCAAACAAACTTACTTTATTAAAAACCTGTTCACCAGCAAGAACTTGGAAACCATGAAAATTATAAATTTTTAATTTATCATATTCGTGCATTAGCTTACCTTCATATTTGGGTTCATAATTTCAACACCGCCAAGAATATCTATTATGCTGCCGGTTAATCCGGAACGATCACGCAAAGAAATAATATCTGCCACCGCAAGGGTTTCTGCATCAGCTTCGGGAACTTCACCACATATTGTCATAATTGATACTCTTTCTTCCAACATATCACGTTCGTATTCATCCATAGATTTTATATATACGCTATTTTTAATTTTCTTAGGTTCTATTTGGGGAATAATTACATTCTCCCCATTTTCCAATTTTGTGGAATTATTTAATGTGTTAAAAATTGTGTTAATTTTCATAACTGACACACTGACACTACTTTTTCGAAAAAAAGACCCATACTTATTATATACGTATATACACTATATATATACACCTTTATATACCCCTTATTTATTATTATTTTATTATTATTATTATTATTATTATTTTACAATTAATAAACAATCATCAAACAATTGATA